GAAAAGTACGGAATGTCACTTACTGTATCTACAGAAGTACTAGATTTAATCTGTACTCTTCTGTCTAATAATACTGGAGTTTTATCCTCCATTACTGACTCAGAAGTATCTGTAGAAAGGTTAAGTGTTTCCAGGTATACACCATCTGTTCTTTCAAATAGGACATACAGTTTTGATCCTAAGAACTCACAGTCCAATATGTTTGCATCAAACTTCCATACAGACCACGATGACATCAGCTTCTCATTACCCTGCCAGTAGTACCTGTACACGTACATGTTCTTAGTTTCTGTATCACTAAGACACACCAGCATATCCTCGTTACTTGAGGATGCTAACTTGGTTACTTCTCCAGGTATGTATTGAGGAACGTGTGCTGTGACTTCTGTTGCATCGTTGACCTCGTTGGTGAAGTCAATGAAGTACTCACGTATGCCTGAAAAACTACCACGCTTGAATGGAAAGAATACGTACTTACCAGCAGGGGTAGGTTTAGCTTTTGATGACGATTCAAACTGTGTAGACACATCAATAGAAACAGAAGTAGGAGTAAGAGCATCACCAGCAGTCACCTTGAATTGTTGTAGTTCTGAAAAGAGTAGAAGTGCTTCGTTAAATGGTACTGCGTGTCGTAGGATTGACACTTGATTATTGGACACTGCAACGTCAATAGGATTACTATCTATTGAGGTAAGTGCAGTAGTTGCAAAGAAGTTGTAGTAGTTACCTGCTTCACTAAATATCACATTCTCATCACTAAGAAATCCTAACCTGTTTCTGTGAAAGAAAATGTCGTTGATTGTGTTACCTAGAAAAGTAGGAAAAGGGTTAGTACTATCGTCACCAACCTTACGAGATCTCCAGCCCTGTCTGACGAATGGAGTAGATACTCCACCAACATTTTTAGAAATGGTAGCTTCTTGTATAGGCTCATAAATAAATGTAATACCAAGTGGATTTGTCCCTGATACAATGTTAGCATCGTCAAATATCCTCACTAATCTGTGAGGCATGGTGGTCATGTCAAAGTGGATATTAAGTCCAGGTTTTACACTTTCTTTCCAGTTACTTCCATCCGCATTGAACTTAACGTAGTAGTCATCTTGTTGACGAGTATTATCCCCAATGATACGAATGACAAAATCATCAGGAGAGTTAGCAGCAGGAAGGTCTGTAAACTTTGTAGCTTCTGGAATACCATCGTTTTCAAAGTCTGGTGTGAATGAGAATATGTCTCTGTTACCGTGTGAATCTTCTACCTCTACCTGGAACTTTACTTTTGATTGAACGTGTATGACACTGCCAGTTCTAGTAAACTTGTAAATATTACCAGATTCACCTGCTATCGTTGTTAAACTTGTTCTATATTTTGTATCAGTAGCACCGTCCTCATCTTTTTGATCAGTAGGTAATCTTCCACCAAAACCAAGTTTGGTGTTGTTATCATTTCCTCCTGTTGTGTAATCAAACTCACCCCATGCATCAGTACTTGATGTGTTAGATGCAGTTTCACCATTAGTAAGTATGTCTGCTATCTTACTTGTACCGATGAACTCTTGGTTTTGTGCAGGAGTATTAGAAGGAGATTGGAAGGCTACTTTTAATTCAGTATTGTTAGCTAATGAATATCTTACTTGAGTAGCAGGACTACTAGATTCAGTTCCATTTGATTTTGTTAATGGAAAGGTATATGTTGTATTACCTGTTCGTGTTATAGCTGGTGTAGTTATATTGAAATCAGTATCAGTTGCATTACTTATAGTAACTTTATTACCTGTTACTAATCCATGATTTGCTTCAGTTGTTACTGTAACTACATTACTTGATACTGCTAATGATTCTATATTTACAGTAGAAGGTGTAGACTCAGCTTCAGTATTCTTAATACTTACTACATACTTACTTGAATAGTCACCTTGTTTAACGTAAATTAAACCCTCGTATAAATACCCTGATGCTGTGTCAAGATCATCAGACCCAGAGGGAGATACAGTATTGGTTCCTCCTTCCCCAGAAGTGTTATTAGAATTAGTAGCTTCAGATACTGTTTTCTGTCTGTTAATAATAAATGTATTATCTGCTACTGTAGTTGCAACTATGTTTTCTGAGTGGTTAGTAAGACCATCAAAGTAAGTTAAGTCAGATGTACCTACATCAGCATAAGCACTGGTCTTAATAGGCATAGAGTTACCAGATCTGTCGTAGATCTTCATAAACTCATTGTTACTACTATCGGCCCCTACAACTAACGTATAAGACTCATCCTCATCTCTCTGTATAGTATGAATAAAAGCACCACTGATACTTGCTACATCTAACTTCTTAACATGTTCAGTACCAGGACGTTTTTCCAGGCCGTTGACCACAGAAGAAATACCATTCTCTTGGATTTCACACTGCGATGGTAATCTAATCTCAGGAGGTTGCTGTGAAACTCCATTAATAAGATTAGGAATCGTACTGGATACTAATGACATAGTTTTAACTTGGGAATTGTTGTATCGCTATACTATCATTTGTATGGGTAGCAGATTTAATGTTTCTATCTAATGCACGGTAAGTGTCGTAATTATCGAAGATGTTATAATCAGAAACTTCTGCTTCAGCTTCACGTAAAGAAATAAAGGCTTGCTGTTCATCCATAGCCAACATTTTTGACAAAGTATCATTACCAATAATACGTTGTTGGTAGGTTCTAGCTGCTCGTAGTGTTATGTATCTACGTGCTACTTCTGGTAGCTCATCAAATGACAGTAGAACCACCATATTAACTTCTATATCTTTACTAAATGTGTAGGTGTTACCTATGCGGTCATACAGTTTTCTACCTCTTTCTACTACATCAAGTTCGTAGTCTCTTAGAAGTGAAGATTTATCTACTTTTATGACATTAGCAGGTAGGTTAATTTCGTTAACTACATTACGATTTAATGTGTATCTTATCTCTGTATTAAAGTGCCATCCTGCTGACTGTACATCCCTGCTTACATTATCAAGGACCACTTCAGCTATTTCAGCTTCTTGAAGACCAGATCCCAGTGTGTTCACTGGACTCTCTCCAATGCTGGTCAGCATGACATTGACAGCATCTAGTTCAGTAGTAGGTGTGGTTACACTCATATTCTTTCATTGGAAAAATTTCCCACCACATAAAGAAAAGAAGTGGTAAGAAAAAAATAACTAACCGTAGGTTCCTACGGATAACCTATTTGGTGAGGGAAAAAAGGAGGGACTCTGTAGCGAGAGGTGTGTGGGAGGTGGGTGGAGCTACAGAGTTACCCTCCCTAAAAAAAGAAAAAAGGCAGAGCAAGCCCGTTAGGTCTTACATGGAATTACCAATGCCCCTCACTTGATGCCTTAGATTGCTATTAAGAAGCAGGAGCCATAAGAGCTACTGCCATAGCAGGTCTGAGTACGTTATGACCCATCGCATATTTACTCACGATCAACGTACCTTGTCGTTGGATTTGATACTCAGATTCAACACTGAGATCCAACAGTTTAACGGTTGCAACTGCATCTTTGTGCATAACCAAAGCACGTACTTTTGCAGCTTCACCTCTGAGGTTAATACCAGAAGTAGTTCCATCAAGACCATCTGGGTGTCCGATGTTTGAACCATCGTTAACTACACCGTTGTAGTTAGCTGGAATATCATACTGAGCAGCACGGTTGGAATGGTCTGATCCTAAAGGTTGAGGACCAGTGGTTGTACCAGTGCTCCACAGTGAATCAGTCCATGCTCCAGTAGCTCCAGAAGCATAAGTTCCCAAATGTGGAGTTCTTACAACTGGAATTCCTGCGATAGTAGGAAGATCAAGATTATTGATAGACCCAGTTCCACCGATGTCACGATTCCAAGCAATTAAGTTGGTAATAGCTTCACCGTTTTGCTGAGTCATGAACAACCTGTAGTACTGATCGGTTGCCATGATGCAGACAAGATCTTCTAAAGGTGCTCCTGCCATCTCTAGGATTCGTTTAGCTTCAATCAAACCTTCTACCATTTTGGCATTTTTCTTTGAATCAGCTAAGTTTGCAGCATAAGTAACATTAGATGTAAAATCTTCGTCATCCCATCCTGCATAATCCTGAATTAACTTAGATGCACGTTGCTTGTTTGTGGTTAGTGCAGCTTTTACTGCCATCCTCAAAATGTTCTGGTCTGCAACTTTACTTAGTCCATATCCAGCTTCTTGTGTATAGATGGATCTGACATCATAATGTTGCATCGCCTCATCGATATTGGGGATGAACTGAGCGTTAATTAAGAGATCATCTACTGACACGACACGCTCAGAATTCTTTGCGTTTGCGACAGGTGCAATCTCTGCTCCTGGGGTATGATAGGCAGCATCACGATACTTACCTGTCATAATAAACTGGGCCGATTTCCCTTTAGAAATGGTCCTAGTACGAGTGTAATTCATCATGATGTTCTTCGTCTGGAAGGCAGTCATGACCTCACCTGCGTACAATTTTAAAAATAGTTCTCTTGAACTACCTGTGGCATTCTTTTGACCAGTTCTCTGTCCTACATAATTCGTAGGATTAGCAGATACTGGATTAGTGCCTGTATATGTAGCCATATTTCCTTAGTTTAGCTATAGGGTTTAATTGTGCCTGTATAACTATCCTAAGTTTCAATTAGAGTTGTCCTCCTCAAAGGGCTAAAATCTACTCCGTTAGTGTTTGTTTTTATAGGTCACATAATATTAGATCGTGCAAGTTTTTGTGTAACTTGATCACGAAAAGCAGGGTCTTCTGCGTACTTTGGATCTGACATAGCACTCCTTAGTTCAGCGAGTGAATTAAATCTTCCAGTACTAGGTGTCCCTGTGTCACCTTTTATAAGGTTAGGTTGAGAATTCTCTGCCATGTAACGTGCATTAAGATTCTTAATTGCAAACATGGAATCAGAGGGGTTTGAACTGTCCATAGCACGGTTGAAAGCATCAACTTCATTGGAAGGTAAACTGTTCGTTGCCCATTCCACCATGTTCTTGAAGTTTTCTTGTCCGCCTACTTCACTATATGCACTCTCAACAAATCGTTCTTGAAGTGCTTGTTGTCCTTCGATCCAGCTATCTACCATGTCTTTAGGAATACCAGACTTAGCAAGCTCATTGTATGAGTTTCCAGTAAGTCCACCTTCCTGGTTATATTCCTGGTAGTACTTATCGAAACTCAGTCCCTTATCTTCAATGAAATTTCTAGCCTCATCCTGAGTGGCTTGCTGTTCTTGAACTTCTGACTGAGGTGCTTCCTGATTGGATTGCTCTGGTGCTTGAGACTGTCTATTGGAATGGAATTCCTTTTCAAGCTGACCATAAGCCTGTGCTAGATCTTCTGGACTGTTAAACTTTTCTGGAAGCCAATTAGGACGGTCAGGATCATTAGCTTGAACACTATTAGCATTCTCTGCTTTCTCTATCATCTCCTGAACATGCTCTTGACTCTCAGGCGGAGGTGCTTCATGCGTTTGTACTGAGTCTACCATTATTGTCCTTCTGCTTGTTGCTGTTGCATTTGACCTTCTTTCATTGCTTTAACAACTTCAGGTGCTGCTCGTTCTCCAGCCTTCGCCATAGTTTGTTGCATCATCATCTGTTGTTGTTGCTGTTGTTGTGCCTGTGCTTCTTGCTGTTTCTGTTCTTCTGTCTTGAGAAGTCCTTCTGTGTCAATTCCTAAAGATGCACCTAATCTATCTATGTACTCAGGAATATTAATCTCCTGCTGTACCACTTCTGGACCCAAAGGTTGTAGATACTGTAAGAATCCTGCGAGTTCATTGAGATCCTGTCCTCTTCCCAATGCCTCAACACCAGTAACGATCATAGGTTTCAATGATTCGTCAGGGAACTTAGGCAGTTTCTTCTCCCTTTGCATCCTGCTCATGAGGATTGACACTAATGGTAGTTGAAACTCTTGACTTAGGATGGAGTAAACTCCTCCTAGTGCAGTTTCGAGTTCTTGATATGCCCTTCGTATTTCTTCTGCGGTGACACGTTCTGCATCTCTTCTTATCGCAGAGTTATTGAGGAACGCATAGGACAGTCTTTCTGTGAGAGTCCTGATTGTTTCCTGTGCTACACGAAAGTCATTGAACTTCTGTAATTGAAGTGTGCTGACATCATTAGCATCTCCCATGACGATTGCACCATTGGGACTGTCTGCTAATGATTTTAACCTTGTGGTCCCATTAGGACGAACAAGGAAAAGCACCTTGGCAGCAGCAGCACTGCCTTCTACGATGGACTGAGTAAGTGATTCAAGACTCTTCAAGTCTCCAATATACTCCTCCACGTATCCTCTTCCATAGTCCTCAGAATCAATGTGAGTGAATCTGAGTGGTATGAATGGACACTTACCTTTCTTAAACGTACCTCTGCTTCCTGGTACTTCTTCACCACCTAGTTCTTGGTGGACAATCCACTTGTTACTGTCCCACTTGACACAGGTGTAAAGATCTACTGACTGCATTGGAACACTGTCATCTACGACAAGTGCTTTTGCTTTCTCAGGAAGTGAAAGAGGTGATACTGATTCCTTAGTAATGATCTCCAAGACGTTACCCATTACATCTCGCTTACACACGTATCTATCTAGTTTAAAGATCCGTGGGTCATCCTTTTCAGGTATGTAGAGAAGGACATTACCTGCGACAATCAGTTGTTTCAGTGCTTCAAACACTGGGACACGAATGGCACGTACCTCAATCTCTTGCATGACCATTCGTTCAATCTTAGATAGTGCTTCCTCTACTGCACCTTTCTGAGATTCGACCATTTGTTCCAGTTCTGCATCGTCAATGATTAGACGGAAGAACGGAGCATTGGGAGGTAAAAGGGAGAGAAGCAGTTTGCTGGCAAGGTTGTTTACACCTCTTGCACCTACCGACTGAAAAGGAGTGGGTAATATACTTGAACCAGTATGTCCTTCTTTGGGTAGTAAAGACGGTATGGTTATAGCTGCTGCTTCTCTAGCTCTTGCTAGAAAAGTATATCTATCACTTGCATAGTTTTCGTACTTACCTTGAACACTGCCAGTAACTTGTTCTGGATCTGTGTTAAGTGTAATTGTTTCTACCATTTATTCCTTTTTTTATGCTGCGATTCCTGACTTACCCGAACCAGGAAGACTTACACCATAGTCAATTCTTAATCCTTTTTTACCCCTTTTTTTCTTAGCTCTTAAATCACTTTTCTTTTTGCCAAGTTGTATTAAATCTTCATCACGTACTACATCACCGCCACGTGTTCCTTCTGTTACTGCTCCACCTTGGGTTTCATCAGTAAGACCCATTGCTTCACTGAACTGCTCTGCTACGTTAGTTCCAATGTCAGTGAGTACTTCATTTGTAGTACCAACAGTATCAGTAACTACATCTTCAAGATCGTCTAAACCTGTTTGTATATTTTCACCAGTTTCTTGAATAGTTGTCTGTGTATTAGTTAACTCATTTTGAGCATCTTCTACTTTACCTTCTGGTTTTCCTGTAACAATAGTCTTAACTACATCTAACATTAATTCACCAGTTCCCTGAGTATCCTCAAGAAAAGAATCTACATCAGAATCTTGGTAAAACTCTTCAATGTCTGCTAATAAATCTTGTGGAGTTGGGAGTTCCCATTCATCATAATTTATATCGAAACTAAAGTTTTGTATTTCATTAGTGAGATTATTAATTTTATCTTGTATTGCTCCTAGTGGACCTCTGTTCCATTTTGAATCCCAGTAGTCTCTTTTTGTTTGTTCTTTTTTTTGAACAATTGTTTGGTATTCTTGCCACTTTTTTGCCTGTGCAGCATCTAGTTTCTTTTCAGTTTCAGGATCTTCCCATTTATAAGTTCTTGAGTTCCAATTCCAATCACCACCATATTTATCGTCTAACTGCTGTTTTACTAATGCATGTTGTTTTAACCAAGCATCGTCACCTCTTACTCTTCCACCACCTCTACCACCTCCTCCACTTCTAGCAGTCATATCATTTACCTCTAGGTTTCTTAATTACGAGTGACTTCTTGCCTACTGCATTCTTCTTATTAGTACTAAACTTTGCAGCTTTACTTCCTCCAAAACCTGCACCTGTAGTAACCTGTTTAAGTGCATTAATTTCATCAGTCTTTCCACTGTTACCATCATCTCCTCCACCCATACCATCTTTAAACTCACCCATACCCATTCGATCCATCCAGTTACCTCCTCCCCAGGAGTCATCATACTGACCGCCAAATCTATTCTGCCAGTTGGACCCTCCTAATGATTCATCAAACTGTCCTCCTAATCTATTTTGCCAATTAGTTCCTGAAAAACTTTCGTCATACATTTCACCTACATTACTCTTACTTAAATCTTCTCCTACTTCCTTTCCAGCTTTTGCTAATGTACCTAAATCACACATTGACATACTCCTTTCTCTCAGCATCCTGTTCAAAGGATTCTTCAAATAGTTTTATAATCATATCTACTACTTGTTGTTGTCCCTGTAACAACCGTAACTGATCCAAAGGAATGTCATGTCTTGGTAATTTGTCAGGGAATAGTTCTTTAAGTTTATTAATAAGTTCTTCTGTTATGTTATATTGACCAACCAAGTCTATAATGGCCCTTTCATACCACTTCGCATGAGTTTCCACTACAAGCAAGCTCTTGCGATGCTACTGTGTAGTCTTCTTTCTCATAGTTTTTAAGATTATCCCAGTTTAATTCAGGCATAGTTTTCTTCATCTTTTCATACTCTTCTTTACTGCATTCTTGATAAGGTGCTTGCTTATAAACATGATCAGAATGTGGTAGAAAACTAATACCACTTATACTGTCAAAGTTTTCATACACCCATGCTCCTACACTAAGCCATTCATCTTCTTTGACAGAGATAGTTACACTAGGCTTGTGTTCGCACCAATGATCTTGGTACACCTTCCATATCTTCAGTTGTTCTATAGCTGACATACTATCACGTGTGAGACAATTAGGTGGAGCTTCAACTGCAAAAGAGAATACCATTGTAGTGTCAGGCTTCATGACATCAGGCTCATGAGGTACACCAGAGTCAATCATGAACTGACACAACGGATCTTTAATATCCTGCCGTACCGTTCTGATGTAGTGCTGTGAATGCCTGGTATGTATACCTGATGCAGAGTCGCATAGCTGTGACACAGTACCACTAGGCTTCACGCAACTGATTGCTGCTGACTCAGGGACACCTAACTTATCGGCCCATACTTTGTTGGTGTGTCGTGCTACACTTCTTAATGACTCAAGTAGTTCTGGTAGCTCAGTGTGATACTGCTGACCACAGGTTAGGATGTTGTCCATGATCCCTGTCAAGGATACACCTAGCAACCTCTCTTCCTCACAGTTCTGCTTCCACGCTTTCGGTAGGTAGCGGAAATTAGTGAGAGTGCTTTGCCATGTACCGAGTATAGTAGCCAGCTTCACCTTACGTCTTAGATCATCCTCATCATCACTGCTTCTGATTACTACCTCTGACAGATTACAGAACTCTCTGGGTCTTAATATTATTTCAGAACATGGATTCGTCCCGAAGTCATCTCTAGGATCTCTGTGATCGAATCGCTCGACTTGTTTTCTTGCATTGTATGAACTGTAGAACCCACGTTCTCCAGATTTCGAGTCATAAAGGGAAGCCCACTCTCTAAGGAAGGTTCCAGTGTCAGGTTTGGAGTGATAATTGGCACTGTTGTTTGCGAGTGCTCTGTGTCCATAGTCTTCCCACCATGCTCCTGACTTAGCGAGTCGCATTTGCTCATCCCCAAGATCACTGAGACTAATAAGAGCAGACCTACGAACACCACCAACCACAACGACTTCTGCTGTTTTTGTAACAATGTCATGGCATTCAATTGGTCTGAGTTTTCGTCCTTTTGCATTTTCAAATGTTTTACAGGTGAACAAGAATAGTTTATTAAGTGGATCAGGACCGCTTGCTCTACCTCCAAAAGTTTTGAGTATTGCTCCAGCTTTTCGTACTTTACTCATGTCCCATGTTGGTATTAGTCCTGCGTACAAAAGACTAATCAATTCACGGAACGCTTTAGCCCAACCTAGTTTACTGTCTCGTACATCTATACATGTGTCAGTAGGATGTAACTCTGATGGTACTACAGGTAACTGTGAAGTGTACTTTTCTTCCACACTAAAACCTACACCTGTACCATTCATTAGTGTGTACAAAACCTCATCAAAACTACGGATGGTATCAATAGGTAAGTAGCTACAGTTGTACCCTGCTACATTCTCCTTTTCTAATGCTGGTCCTGCTGTCATTAAACAACGCATACTAGGCATTACTTCTAACTCTAGTACTGCATCTTTTAATTCATTAAACTCATCAAGTTTAACACTATAGTTTTGGTTCCTTGATAAGTGGTCTAGGAAAAATCTAAAGTATCTACCTACTGTCTCTTCCCATGTCTCTCTTCTTCCACTGTCATAGTTCCACCTTGAGTACCTGGATAGGTGAATAAACTCTTGGTATGTAGTAGGCAGTTTATGCATTGGCTTCCTCCCTTTCGATCAACCAATTAAGATATACTTGTGCCTTTCTAAGATCCCTTACACCACCTTTATGTGGGTATCTGGATACGTATTTAATAATGTTACCTTCGAGGAAGTCCATTTCGTTTGCCTTTATAAATTCAATAGGTTCTATACCAAAGTTCTCTGTGTAGTGCTGTGGGTTTTCAAACTCTTCACGATCCATAAGGACTCCATAATACAGGTTTATTATTTACGTACTCACCATGCCTGAGAATACGTGCCATACGTGCGTTCATAATCGCATCGTCTTCAGTCAGACCTGCTTTGATGTAGGTCTGTTTCACTGCTTCCCAAAGGATTGAGAAGTCATCTGTGTTTATGTCCAGTACTTTTTCTGCTGACTTGGGACCAATCTTAGGACATCCTTTATAGTTGTCTGTAGTGTCGCCAGTGAGAGTTTGAGTTAGGAAATAGTAGTTAGCTACTTCCTCTGTGTTGTAGAAAATCATACTAAGATCATCATCCCATTGATAAGCTGGGACTGTGAGAAGATCTTTATCTTCACTCACAACCACACGTTGAATTTCGTCATCAATCTTTGATGTATGTATGCCGATAACATCATCAGCTTCTAATGTGGGTTCGATGATACAGGAGTAGTTCTCCTTGCAGTAATTAATTGCAGGAACGTAACACATTGGTTTCCGTGTAGTAGCACGATGAAACTTGTATTGTGGATTTAATTTTTTCCTGAAATTATTCCGACCGCTGAAACACATAACTACACTGGTAGCGTCCATGCGTTTTTTGAGGTCAACTACTGCATCATCTATTAATGTTTTTACCTGTGCTAAATCACAATGCATGGTCCACAAATCATTCTTCCAATTGATAGGTTCCTCACAGGAAGATGTGATTCTGTAGACCCATATATCTGCATCAACATAGGCAATAATTTGGTCAGGTATTTTCTTCATTGAATTATGTCTGGGCGGATGGTGTATGTTTCTGGATCGTTTAAATCCCATTTGTATTCTGGATACTTAGAAAATGCGAATGATGTTTTACATTCTAATTTTTTAAATGGAACTATATAAACGTAAGGAAAAGTACACGCACAGAGGTAATCAAAATCACCTTCTACATAGTGCTTTGCATCATCGTGTTTCTTAATCCTTGCCCACTTAGTTGTAGTGTGTTTTACCTGTAAGGTTTTCCACACCCCACTTCTCTCCACAGCAAAATCATAAACACAAGTAGGGTCCATTGTCTGATGTATATTGTAATTCCACATGTGGAACAAATAACATACAAGATGTTCACCTGCTTGTCCGATCCTGCTAGTGGGTAGCCGACCAATCGGTTCCGTACCTAAATTCACCTGTAAGGGGGATTCTAAATTTGTAAGTATCCCCTGCAACTCCAATTGCTCTGACCGCAATGTTTCCGATTTCATCTTCAATCCCTTCACGAACTAACATTTGTATTTCATCATGAACGAATGCCACCTGTGCGTAGTCCTTACCGTATTCATACTTGGACTCTTGGAGCATTCGATCCAGTTCGACCACCCATCTTTTACAGATGATTGCACCTGCGGATTGCAGTAGAGTGTTGAGAGCAGCATGTTCAGATCTGATCGGTACTTTTCGACCATCCAGACCTAAGACCCAACCCTGTTTAGCACGTTTTTGCACTGCTTGTTTGAGGTTCTTTAATGCAGGTAACTTTGTAAGAAATTTATCCTTTAGTTTCTTTCCCTCCTTTGCACCTTTACCAACGATTTGACCGATCTTGTTGTCTCCTGCACCATACAAGAAACCGTATACAAAAGTTTTCGCCTGATCTCTTGTAGCAAGTCCAGCAGCTTCTTGATTGGCAGTATGAATATCGCCTTCAAGCAGGATCTTACCGTATGAGCCACCGTCAAACCTGCCCATATAATGAGCCAAGCACCGCAGTTCAAGACCAGAAACATCAACTCCCAAAAGGGAAAAACCTTCATCTGATTTAAAAAGTTCTCTGCATTCTTTCCCATAGGGTGCTTTAATGCTCGGAACTTGAGCCGAGTTCGGATGCGAATGAGAGCAACGACTTGTGATGCTCCCCATTGTGTTAACCCTGCCATGTAGTCTGCCTTTCCTTTCAAGTTTGAGCCACGCTTGATCACCTTCTGCAAGCTGACCTATACGTTTATTAATCATGAAATACTCAGCCATCAACTGAGCTTCTGGAAAGTCCAGTGTTAGTAGAACTTTCTCATCCACCTTTGCTTCACCTGACGGTGTAAACTCTATCGGTTCCCATCCTCGTAACTCTTTCAGTCTCTTTGCAATGTGCTGTCGAGAGTTAGGATTGAAATCCACGATCTTAATCTTGTGGTACAGTCCTTTCTTCCGTTCTCCCTCATCTAAGATCCACGATCCGAATGCAGTTCGTAATTCTTTGAAAAGAATAGACCGTCTTTCTGACAATTTTGCGTAAAGAGAAGCAGCTTTAGGTATGTCAAAAGGAAATCCGTAGTGTTCCTGCTGATAACAGATGTCTGCAATCCTGTGCTCAAGATCAGATGCTGATTCAGAAGTCTTGTTGTACAGCATCCTGTACAGTTCTTCTGTGACCTCAACATCTTGGATACAGTAATCAACCATCTCTTCGGATAGTTCTGTGAATGCATCTACACCATTACCGTAATCACCTTTGAGCTTCTGTAGTCTATGGCCCCATGCTTCCAGGGAATGACTGCCCCAATAGCGAGTTGCCATTACCTTAGACTTTGAATCACGTGCTCTCATGTCTGAGTAAATCAAACGTGAAAGTACAAGTGTGTCTGTGACGTTCTCAATGTCCATCGTGTAACCGTACAACCTCTTTAGTACCTCAAGGTCATACCCAATCAGGTTGTGTCCAATGAGGTGCTGATCCTGTACTCTTGCAAGACCCTCTTTAATTTCTTTGTCACCTATTAATACCCATCGCTCACCTGAATCGATGTTCTTAATCACGATGACAAAGACCTTAGTTACAGTGTCAAGCAATCCATCTGCTTCTAAGTCCAATATGTATCTGTTCATTTGCTCTCTCGCTGGAGTTGCTTTGAATTTATACTGGTTTCTCTCCTCTAAGTTCCATCATGCATTGAGTCATAAACTGTTCTGACATTCGTTGTCTCACAGGAGAATCTATAATTAAAAACTGTTCGTAGCTGATCTCTTTTCTAAGAGCATCTGTTACACAGTCGCACAGTACGGCCTTAACCATAGCTGGTGTGCTAGGTTGGCTTTGATGAACTGCATTGTTACATGCCATCCATAATGTTCTTAAAGAAAGGGTACTGTAATCACCCTTGTATTTTTGATCTTTCCCATACGCAGGTTGAAAACACGTATTCAGAAATAATATACAAAACGCATTTATTAAAATCGCTCTAATTTTTTCCATTAAAAATCCGAGGTTTCATTGTTTTTATTGAACCCATAAGGATCGTCATCAGACTCATGATCAAAGTCTACTTCAGTCATTCGACCTGTCTCTTTTGAGTACTCAAGTTTAGATGCTATACCAGTTTCACCTGTCCACCTGTTTTTCAGTACTCTGAGTGTAGTCAGATTAGGATTCTCACCTTGTTGGTCCCTTTCACATCCAATACAAAGGTCTGATAGTTGAGCTATACCGTGACTCCCTCTAAGTTGACTGAGAGAGGTACGTGCTCCATCTTCATGACCCTTATCACCACTTGGTCTGCGTAAATGAGAGACTAAAATGAGTCCACACTGCACTTCTTCTACAAGTGAGCGTAATTTGGTCATAATATAGTCAAGCATCCTTCTTTCATCACCTCCCTGCATACCTGAGATGACAATGCTGATGTGATCAAGAATCAAATACTCACAACCTAGACTCTTCACCATATAACGAAGTTTGTTGAGAAGATGTTCAGGGTCCATACTTCCCCAATGGTCATAGAGAAACAGGTTTCCTGTACCTAATGTCTCATTAAATGCCTGTCTGAGTTCATCCTCTTCTACTTCAATATTTTGAAGGTGTATTGGCTTGTTTAGGTATAACCCTACAAAACCTAATGCAGTCCTCCTGTTGTTCTCCTCCAAGGCTAAATACCCAACCTTATGACCCATAAGCATTAAGTGGTTAGCAATCTCACGACATACTTGAGACTTACCTACACCACTTCCTGCTGTAATGGTGACAATCTCACCCTTACGAATACCTTGAGTCATGGAGTTAAGGGAATTAAAGGGGTATGGAGAAGACTCCATCTGCTCCTGTGAAGCGATCAAGTTCCATAAATCCTTGGCATCAATAATACCATCTGGTCTATGTACTTTTGCTCCCCATATAGCATCAACCAACTCCCTTTCTCGTCCCTCCATAATCATGTCGGAAGGGTCTTTTAAAGGAAGTGATGCCACCTTAATTTTCCCTGGAGAGAATAATGGAACACAGTCCTCAACAGCTTTTACTCCTGCATCATCTTGATCGAACATCAAGACCACTGTTTCAAACTGCTCAAGCCATTCCAGTTCACGTGCTAAAGCCTTCCTAGCTCCAGCAGCACCGTTAGGGATACTGACCACAGGCCATTTGTTTCCCAAGGCTTGCGACAGTGAAAGTGCATCAACCTCACCTTCAACTACTGTCACCATCTTCCCACCATCCCTCCAGAGATGCTGCCCGTAAAGACCGCTTTCTTTTAAGTCTCCTATAAATAGGAAATCTTTATTAGGGAATCTAAGTTTTTGTCCAACTACACGACCTGCTTTTTTATAGTTAGCAATCTGGACTTTCTTACCTTTAAAAGTTCCAGTTGTGTAGTTCCACTTTTCTAGTGTTTCACGGCCTATCCTACGTTTCCTAAGTTCTTCGTAACTACCTTCTACAAAATCCACTTGTTCCACCCTCTCGTTATTATGTTTAGAATCACGATAACCGCATCCTGGTGTGAAGCACCAAGAGTGACCATCATCATATAACGCAAGATTATCTTGAGATCCGCATCTAGGACACGGAGCATGACCCACACACCTAGATTCCTCTTCCATTACATGTCTTCTTCTGACTCGTACTCTTCACCACTGATTGAGGTTGCAGTCAGCTTTGTGATGTAACTGAAACCACATGCCTTCATGAAGGTCTTAAACTGGTCAAGTACTTCACCTAAATACTCACCCTCGAACTTCATTTCAACTGTGCGATCCCAATCATGAGCACCTCTCCACAGACGTTCGCCTGATGGATTCCATCCTGCTTCCATCTTTAGACTGAAGCGTTCTGTGTAATCAGTGTCATCCTCGTACTCCTCTTCTTGTACTGTCGATCTCACTTCCATGTCATCTTCAGTACCGTCATTTTCATCTTCTTTTTCTTCTTGTAACATTTTCCTTATGTTGAGCATGTTTACGTTTTTTACGTTCTTTAATCCATTGTTTAGGTACTGTTCCTTCTGAGTACAGGAAACCATATTTGTTGCACCATTCGGCACATGTCATTTGACTACCTTGTACTCTAGAATTGACATTCTGAAAAACAAATCTGAGGTCTATCTCAGGATGTTGTTTCTGAATTGCTCTGTGCTTTCTTTGATCTGCACTTCTAAAGTATCCTTTAACTTCAACATGGATTTGATTTGGTAAAAGAAAGTCAGGTTTGTATTTACGTGTTACTGAATAATCTATCCAAGCCCACTCATACTCATACTTGACTTTCTGTTCTTCTAAATTTCCTGCAACGGATGCTTCAAGTTTAGAACGATACTTATTCTCAGAAGTCTTCTTCGTCTTCTGTGGCTGTTTCGTAACCTTCTTCTGCTTTGAATCCGTCACTTGTTTCGTCTTCTGAGGCTTCAAAACCTTCCTCTTCTGAGAACCCAAGTTCAGATGTTGGTACATATTCCACCAAGTTAAGTACTTGCACTGCATCCATGTACATTTTCACTCCATCACCTCCTGGTGATTTATAAAGGCTAGGACGGAAGGAAACTTTAAGTTCACTTCCAGATCCAACATTCACCTTGATAGGATTCAACTTAGAATCGACCACATTAATAGTGACCTTTCTTTCTGAGTTATCTTTCTTGGAACGAAAGACTCCGTTTTGTTTAAAGACAAAGAGAATCTCATCTCCGTCTTCAACATAGGGAGGCTGTGCTTTACGTTTGGACTCGTGCATCTCCCAACACTCATCAAGCCACCCATCAATCTTCTTCATGAATGCTTTAGCTGATTTTGATGATGCAGGTAGTGCTAGTTTGACAATGTACTCACCATCTTCCTTATACTTGGTTGATGGTTTATCAATCATCACGAACCTCCCGACTCCTTTCGGAGATACCTCTCGTTTTACTGCCATATCTTCCTTGAGAAATGGTTGATTAAGTAGTTGACATCTACACCGTGCTCCAACAGCTTGGCTTCAATATCAACTGGAATAGGCTGATCTTCACGAATCAACCGTTTAACTGTTTTAATTAAGTTAGACATGTTTTTTGATCTATAATGGCCCTTTGATAGTATTATCTCACAAGTGATTGAATTTATGCAAAAAAATACTTGGACTCCATGATCTGATCAAGATCCAAATCTCCCTTCTTTGGGGGATCTGGGACTTCATCCAATACCTCAAGGGCCGATTGGCGAAAATCCTCCAATACATCATACTGCTTGTAGAGATTTACAAATGCTTCTCTCAAGCGTTTAGCGAGTATTGGAGTGTTGGATGCATGAGTTCCATAGGAGTCATGGATCATGCAATACGCATCAATACCGTCATTATTGCACATGTAGACGGTATTTGTCAAGGCAGAAGCATCTAATGCGTGGACAAAATTTGGGGCTGACCCATTTACCGCACGATTACGGTCCACGGATTTGTTTTCTTCTGTATTTAAAGTAGGTCTAATAAGATTCCCATCAATAGTAGTTTTTATCCTATGTTTTTTCATGTTTGGATACTGCTGATAAACAACAAAATCTGTGGGAGTTTTCCATATTAATGGGATATTTCTTTTGGACATCTCTCTGGCTATGTCTCTAATCCAGGTCATAGCTTCTCTTGCTGAGACTACTATATGATTGATCGAGTCCCACACAATAGTTGAGATCCAATTTATAGGCACATGTAGTTGCTGTCCCTCCCAAGGGTTTCTATGGCCCTTATAAAACATATCTCTTACATAGTCTTCAATATAGTTCCGACAACTAAATAAAGTACCGCCATAAGGTACTACCATTACTGGTCTTTTAGTCATCTTCCTATTGATAAATGAAGTATCTAACCATTGTTTTGCCATCTCATCATTTTGAGAAGCTAACATCTTAACTTGATCTAAAGTGTAGTCAGCTACATCTTGATAGATGTCTTGTGGTATGTCTTCAGATGTAAGATTTGTTGCTTTTCCTCCTATTGGACAACGCAGCATAGCACTATAATGCTGTAGTCCATTGTTAGATCCATCTAAAGCTACAGGTAAACAAGATAGGTATCCCTTTCCATGTCTTTTGTACTCTGCCCATTCATGACAGAATGCGTAAAACAACCAAGGATCATCCATCTTCTGCCAAAACTCGCAGTTAAGTCCATTCTGGGCCGACTGTATGATTGCATCATTGTTATCCCTAACAAACTTGATACGATCATAAAAGGATACCTTATCCACTCCTGCACAGTTTGCTCCGTGTATAGCAAGCCAATCTTCCTGCTCCTGAGTTTCAATAGGTTTACCTTCTGCAAAGGTTAAAAGAGACTTACTATATTCTGGTCCTTGTGGAGTCAAGAAAGCAGGTAAAGTGTACTTACGTCCTCTAAAATCTGCATTATGTGGGAAGTAAAACTGGTCATGCTTTAAATATTCTTCAGCTATTTTTATAGTTCTAAGGAACTGAAGTATCTTGCTAGTTCTCCGTACATTTTCCTGGTAAATCTCTGATGCTGTGATCTTCCACCTTATAAACTTTTCAAATGTTTCCTTATCCATATCCTTCTTCTTTAGATCTGGCGGGACAGGGGCAGGAGGTATATCAATGGAGTTTCTCCCTGGAATAGAACCTAACTCTACGTGGTTCTGCCACGCTTCAAGCTGAGTCTCGTAAACTGGCTTGTTTATCTTCCACTTTGTTTTTTGTATGGAGTTTACGCACTGATACTCAATGTCGTAATTTAACTTCTGCAAGTCTTCCATTACTACTTGGTTCCTCACCTTTATAAAAGGAACTCGTTTTGTTAAGTAACCTCCGCTATTAAAATCAACCCAATCTTTAGGAGGTACTAACATAGGTTTGTAAGCAGGACACAGGACTTCACCTTTTATGTTGACACCTTGAATCCAATCAAGAGTTTTTGATGTAGGTAGAACCTGTAATTCCCTTTTCTTAGTACCATGTGTCATTACTTGTATTCTTATAAGACCAGTAGCAAGTAATACAATATCTAATAATTTAGACCCTACGTGTATTCTCTCTTTAACAGTCCAGAAGGATAGGTTCTCAACTTCTATATTTGATCTACACTGTCTTATAAGACCATACCTTTTGAAATGTCTCGATGCTGTTTGCTTAGATAATTTTTCTTTTAAATATCGGAATGTTTTTCTGTCGTGATCTTGCCAAATGTTGAACTTGACCTGATCCTCAATTGCCTGTCCTATTCTACCTGCTAATGCAGTAAACTGTTGCTTAAAACTAATACCATCAATAGTAAGTTTTAATGAAATGTAGGATGCTACATCTGCATCTAACTGTACTAGATAAGATGCAACGTGATGTTTCTTACCTACACCGCCTGACAATGCTTCACTAAGGTATTTGTTAAGTTTCTTCTCCACTGCATCTACACTATGTTTCATGAGCATAATGCCGTGTAAAGATGTACTCTCTGTACCCTTTTGTTGAGCTTCTCTTACCTGTTTTCGATACTTCTCAATTCCGTAGTTTACCATGCCTTCTTCAAGGCTTAACTGCTGTTCTTCAAGTGTCATACAAATGGTCTGTCTTTGTCTGCTTGGTTAGAACCTTTAGTTTTGTAATCTCCGTAGCCATCTTCTTGCCACGTTTTAATCATCTTCTGCACACCAACAAGATCGTACTCCAGTAGCTTTAAAGCCTTCAGGATTACATCTAGCTGATGATCAGGTGCTAGGTAGTCTTTAGAAGTGTCCGTCATCAATTACACCAAATCACACCAGGGTTAAATATTATCTCACATGTAGCACTAGATATATGTCTAGAATACATGTAATAAGTTCAACTATTTGTATATTGAATTACTGGTGGAATTAATTAAGATGGATTTCGAGTCTACCGCCTTCGACCACTCGGCCATCTCTCCGCAGTAATATCAATGGGTTACGTATTCAAGATTTTGAATGTTGGTGTAATTTTGCTCTTTTTTTACACCAGATTGCACCAAATCCACACCACGCTGTTCCAGTACGCTTATGTCTTCTGCACCGTGATCAGGTGCTAAGTGAGCATACCTCTTTGTCATCTCCTGAGTATTATGTCCCATCAACTCTTGGACGTTATAGATAGGTCTTCCACCTTGCACTAAACGAGAAGCAAAAGTGTGTCTTAATGTGTGAATAGTAACGTCCTCATAACCTAAATCTTTCGATGCTCTTTTCATCAATCTCCTCATCCATGAGTAGGAATAATTAAGAGGAGTTTCTGCATAAGGATCTTGCATCTGTCTTCGCCCAAGCATATCCATAACTCTCTTGGTTAGTTTTATTGATCTAGGTTTGTCAGACTTATTAACCCATATTCTTACATAACCATTGTTATAATCTGAATACGGAACACTTAACATTTCTCCTACTCTCATACCAGTATCACACCCCAAAATTATGACATCCTGCATTTGGACTGCATCTGAAAAGTAATTAAGATACTGGTCTTCTTCTTCCCATGTTAACCAACGTATCTTTCCAGGTGGTTCATCCTCCCATAGAAAGTCAGGTACTTGGTTACATTTTTTATAGGTTTTAGCAGTTTTAAATATCTTACTGAGGCAAGAGTATTTTCGGTTTACTGTAGCATTAGAATTACCTCTCTCTGACTTACAATAGAGTTTAAATTCTAATACTGACTCAGAATCTATTCTATCAAGAAGTGTAGTTTCACCAAAGTAATCCATCAACTGTTTACCATTGATTCGTTGGGTTTTTTCACCTCTTGTATTAGCCCAATGTAGGCTATAGGTTTTTCTAAAACCTTCCATAAGAGTCCATACATCAGTTTTTAATGTTACATCAACTCCATTACGGATCTTGAATAACATATCCTTTTCCCAGAATTTAGCTTCTGCTTCACTGGGAAAAGTCTGATCGTATCGTTTACCTTTATGAGTAAACTGTGCTCTGTATGAATTACCTCGTTTAATTACGCTCATTCAATATATCTACAAGAGATTGAACAAATAAGTCACCTTTCTGGGTGATACTGACTAACTTCTCTACTCTGAACTCTGGATTCTCCTCAGTCTTGAGAAGTCCATGACCGTTATCTTTAGCACGGTTACGTTCACAGTATGCCATTACATTACGTGATGCACTACCAGACTTCTGACCTGCTAATGCACCTAAAGACTTTACAGACTTAGGATGTTTAGGGTCTTGCATCGCAGCTTCTAACAATATAAGTATCGTAGGAATTTGCATTTCCATGTCAAGCTCTTGAAAACGGTTAAGAACACGTTTGAGCTTTTTCAGTTCATTGTACTGTTCCATAGTGCTTTTTTATAGTTGGCATCACCGCAACAACTCCGACTCATGCATACTTGGCCTGTCTATCGGGACTTCGCCTTTAGTTGAGTTAGATTGGTGGTGGTAGATCAATTATCGATCTTGATGAATAATCTTTTTCGAAATGCAGTGTTGCATTTCTAGTTATTTGGCTGATGGTTCTGATCGTAAATCCCCAACCTTTCCACATACCCTGAAAAACAGCAGTATGAGCAATGCCAGTTAGACTTTTCGCCTTCAGTACCATTCGATCCCATCTCCCTCCTGCGGTAGATGAACTGATTTCTCGGCTGATCTTTGAGTTGTTAAAGCGGTGGTGTCTAGCCACTAATTCGCCGCTGTGTATGTGATTTTTACCTATCAATAGGCCCTCCCCATCTGGAGCCTTGGCCCCAATTCCAAAGCCCTTTAATCATTGATTGTGGTGGAAACCAGTAATTTGAGCTTGGGCGAATCTTTAAAATTTGCATAATCTCACCTTTCTTTATGAAATAGTTAAACGAATTCCAAATAAATTAACATACGTAACATTATCATACCGCTTGAAATAAAGCAATGGTAATTTATTGTCACATATAGCTTTATTACGAGTTAAAAAGATCTCGTATTCTCCTACTTTCAGCAACATACGGCACATCCTGTTTCATATTTACAATCACACGTGTCCACTGAAAAGAAAGAAAGTATCCTAAGATACACATTGCAACTACATAAAAGAATAATTCTCTCATATCAATTAAGCACTTGTGGTTCAATATTACTATGCTCAGAAGCAATGACATCCTGTGTAGCTTCTATGAAATCATACAGTTCTTTCTGCATAAACTGATATGCTTGCATTGCAGTCAGATCCTGATCATTCAAGATAGCGTGGGTCTGACCTACAAAGATCTGCATGAGATTGAAGAAATGAGATGCAAGCCTAGTCTTAGACTCATCATCCAATTTCTCAAACAAACTACTGAACGTGTCCTGAGACTGCATATTCATCTACATTGCGAGTAGTTTCAGAAGTAACTACACGAAAACGTCCGTTGTAGTCTTTGGCTAAGACCTTGATAAGTAGATTCTTGATATGCTCAATGTTCATATCGTCTAAACTCATCCATTCCTTACGAGACTCGCTATAATACATTACCTCACGTGCAACATTCTTATGTGAGTGAGGCATGTGCTCATTTCGAGTCTGATCCGTCCACTTCACTAGGCTTACTGGCATTTTCTTTTCCTTTCATGTTGGATTTAACAAATTCTCCTAATTTCTTAGGATCTTCACACAGTTTTGCACCTTCCATCATGGATAACTTCACAGGCTTATCCTGGCCTGGAAACACAAATTCGATACTAGGCATTGATTTCTCCATAAAGTTCCATACAGCGTTCAACTTCTTCTTGATCATCACAGTCCCACAAGAACATTGCTTCATCTTGAGCTACATTAGCTATCAACTCTTTCTGTGAGAGTTGGTTAGCATAGTTCTCACCTGCTTTTTCAAACTGTTCAAATGTGAAACCGAAGTTGTCCTTCTTTTCTGAAATAATTTTAAAGGACTCTGATCTACCCATCTCATAGAGACTTTTGCTCATTTGTTTCTCTCAATGAGTTGAATCAAGTTCTGTGTCGCTTCAGACACTTGCTTTGCCATGTCGATTGCATCAAAGCACTTATCCTTCCAGACAATGTGATGCCAACCAGTATGGTCCTTGCCTATGTACCGTCCTTGTCTACCTTTGTACTTTAACCATTGCCCACGTTGAGCTATTTGCAAGATAGCAAGCATCCCACGTGCATTGCGGTTATTTGCACTTACCTGATTAATGTATTGCATAGTCTATCCTATGTCAAGGTTAAAATCACACGTAGATGAATTTCTACGCAGTTAGCCATTGAGGGTGTAAACTAGACAAGTGTTCACCGTCAATGAGTTTAGGCATTTCTAAGGGTCTGGCATTACACCATTGATCCCATAGATACCCACATCCACCGATCTTACGGCAGAAGTCTAGGTAATCAAGAGTCTTTCTATTCTTAGTCTCTTGACTATTACCACTGGTCTGCCACCGATTCGGAGTGCCTTTTTTGGCATCCACATCTGGCATATACTTTTTAATGTTATGGACATCAAAACAACCTGCCCACCCATTCATCATTTGAGCTACAAATGCAGCTTTAGGAATACCAAGACCTGGAACTTCAAGCCACCTCATAATGAAGTCTCTATCTGAATCCTTTTTCTTGGATTTTATGATCTTCATAGAGTCGGTATACAATTCATATCTATTTTTATAGACATAATCTGCTCCTGCTCTTTTGTTTTTCATCTTCTGTATTGGCTTACAAGCAAACCCTTGGTCCCTGTACTCTTGGATTTCTTCACAGAGTCGATCTGTCCTAGTACGGATGCTAATACTAACTAAAGCATATCCCTGCATCATACCTTCAACCGAACCCTGCATTATCTCACGGCACTGGGGATTGTGTTTTCTATACATTCCTCAACGTCAATGTTAGGGTTATCAATAGTACCACACCACACACAGTCCTTCTGAGTTAGTATCACCTTCACGTGATAGTTCAAAAAGATGTATGCCATTCCAATTGCTACACTAAATAGCATTGCTAGGAATATCATCACGAGGATCATCTTGTTCCTCCTTTGTTAGTTTTAATTCTTCTCTAAATTTCATTTCTTCTAATAGAACGTGATACATGTGTTGATTTCTACCATCATCCCATTTATAAAACTTTCTCTTCTTGTCTTCATGGACCTGTGTTCCACGGTTTTTTATGCCTTTTGTTCTATTCGATTTTCCCATAGTCTTATTAAACTTTGAGTGTGAGTCATTTGCTCTAATAGTTTTAATATTGAATCACACTTAATTGTATTATCAGGCTCAGTTGCCCAATCGTTTAACTGTCCTAACTGCTTAACATACTCATCTTGAGTATTGCAGTAACGGAGTGCCATTCCTGGTGTTAGTTTAGTTTGATTCATGATTCCTCCAGTGTGTTTACTGCTTCTGTATCTACTTCATCAAGTAATTGAGCTAAAGTATCTGAATGGGGATACCCTAGTTCCTTTGCTACTTCTTTAATAAAATCAGTAGCAACCAGTATCTTGTTTAAATCTAATTTCATGATTCCTCATCTGGATTAGTTATACTGTCTTGAATTGCATGAATATCTGCGATTAATTCTTCAATATGAGTTTGAATATGATCCACAGAATTCCATGCAGTAGATACACACAGGCTATCAAGTTCACGTGCTACTTTACGTAGTGACTCTATATCACTTTGACATGCACTTAATACAATCTGGTCTTTAGGACTTTTATCCCTAAGAGATCCGTAGAATGCTACATGTTCTTCAGGTGTAAATATGTCATGCTGCATGTTCGTACCATTCTTTTTCAGTTTCAAACATTAATGGAATTACATTTTCATGTATGAACTTAGCTTTCTCATTTGAAAGACTTGTTACTCCCATCACATCACATAACGACTTTGCTCTGTTATTCACAGGATACATTAGAGTCCTGCCATAATTAGCTTTAGCTTTGAAAACAAAACTAACGTCACCTTTGTACTCTGTTGAATGTATATTCATATTACCTCAATATAGTTACAGGTTGATCTGTTTCTATCCATAGGGTTGCACCACAGGACAGAGGTTTATCGGGTTGATAAACAACCCTTCCACAAGTGAAAGCTACTTCAGAACATTTAATGTTCGATTTGTAGGTTTTCACTGTGATTGGAGGTAATTCCGTACCATGTTTTTTGTTATGCTTAACATGATGGGAATTAACATGGATTAAAGTTTTCATAGAATTTCACATACTTGTTTCCATTACGTTTTCTGGTACTATGCCCAGACCCTACACCAGACCGACTTCTAAACTGATTTAGATACTTTTCATTATCACTCTCACCTTGAATCAATGAGACTTCCATTGAACTAAGGTCAAAGTACTTTTGGTTGTAATCAGTGCATTCCTGGCAGATACGGTCAGGTCTAACCGTTCTACGACTGCATTGATTGCACGTGTAGTCCTTATAGATCATATCTGTGTCCCTATAATTGTTCCGTATCCCACCAAACCATGTGTTCACCTTGGCAGAATGTGAAATATCCGTATTCTGGTATTGTACTCATTCATTTTCCTTTTTTGCTGTAGTTATACAGGCATTACAATAGTTATTACCTTTGAAACTATACTTAACACTTCTAGTTTCACCGCATGTAATACATGTAAGTTTCTTATTAGGCCAATCATCAATAAGAGTAGCTCTTAGAAACTTAGTTGTATCCATCCAATCTGAAAATACATCACTCATTATTACCCTCCTTCCTTTGAGCATAAATAACCTTCAGCCCATGCTATTAATGCATCTAAACTTTTGGTTGTTATGTAGGCTTTTCCTGCAAAATAGTCAGGATGTGTACTCCATTTTCTAAAGCCTTTGCCTTTAGTTAAATAGATGTCATATACGAACATTCTATTCTGTAAGGTTTGTAGCCAATTATGCTTTTCTGTAGCTGTCATAATCACTCCCAATGATAGGTGTAAGTTCTACCGCTTGTATGAGCCTTGTAACATCCTTCAGGTGGATGATGGCACACACCATAGACAAGACCATCCTTGCCATACTTCAGTTCAGATCCTCTTGAACCTGATTCTGCAGTTCCCATGACTTTGTACTCTTTAGTTGTGTCCTTGTCAGGATCATGGATTGTGACCCTTTTGGGGATTGATCTATCCATCTTTAGACATCTCATCAAACTTGTTTTTAGCGACTTGCTCCGCAAACTCTGGACTCACATCATAAGATGATTTGTCTTCATAATGATTGAAGCAGTTATACTCATATCCATCCATAACTAGGTTGAACATTACTCTCCCATGATTCCAGATCTCAATGCCTGGAAACCGTTCGTCTGTGAAGACTAGCTTTGATTCCATAGATCCTCACTTATAGACTTGGTTAAAGGCATTCTTACCTATCATTTCACGTAACTTGATCTTAGCTTGCTTCAAGTTATACAGAACTCTATCTGTATCTTCCTTGTCAATGTCATGGTCTACCCATAGATCACTGACCTTATTAATTAGATCCATCAAGTCATGTCTTGACTCAATGATAAGGTTGTTTTTCACCGCCATAATCACCTCTCGATTTGAATGTTACTAAATTTGGCGGGCCATGAAGGAATCGAACCTTCCTAGTCTGGTTTGGAATCAGACCGCATCCCAGATGATGACCCACAATTAGCGAGTGGAGCTGCACTGCATGGTTTGGAAGCATGCCCACTATACCTATGTACAGTATAATGAAACCCCACTCTGGGCTCTTACTGCTCTAAGTTTGGATTAGCATCCAGTATCATGTTTCGTATTTGATCCATTGAAGTGAATCTAATCCCATAAATAACATTGTATCCATCACTATCTTGAGCAGGATGAAATTGACAGTATCCTTTAGTACTAGGATTCCAGTATTTTTCTGGCCTCCTAAAAGGATTAGGTATTTTACTTCTCATAAATCCCTTTCACTGTGAGTAGTATTATCTCACATGTGATGCTAATTGTCAAGACCTATATTTTCCTCTGTGTACCCTGCATTGGATGTAATCATTATAAGACTCATATCCTTCTGCTTCCCATTTTGGAACGGTCCTGTCCTTTTCTACTGTGACCGCTTGGATCACAATAGTCTCGCCATTCCTGCGAATGGATCTAGCTTTTTTCTGCTCTGTTCCTTTGCTCCTGGACTTCTTACCATTGCGATCAATGGCAGACTTCCATTCCTTTGCGTGATTAAAATTCATGAATGCTTTCACATTCAACACAGGTTCAATCCTAGTATCACGGAATGTCTGTGTTTTAATCTCACCTTTTGAGCTTGGAACTGGCAGAACCTGAAACTGTTGTTCTGTCATGTTCTATCTCAATTGTTACTGTTTGTGATATTATCTCACATCCAGGTCTATATTGTCAAGACTTTTTACCGAATACCTTTTTTAAAGTCTTTTCGCTTGTTTTATACTCGAACAGAATCATTAAACTAATGTCTGCATAATCGAGTCCGATCATATATTGATCGATACTGATACCTTTTTTCATGATACCTTTTACTGTTCTACTGTTTTTACTGTATGTGATATTATCTCACATGCAGGTCTATATTGTCAAGTTTTATTTTCTAAACTCGACTTTCTTAAATACAGTTTCATTACATTTGTCACATTGATATTCATTGTAAAGACTTCCAGATCCTACGGATTTGAAACCGTAATATCTCATCAACCTTTTGCAATGGTTTGGATGTGACTTTTCTAAACCAATCATAATTACCTTTTACTATGTTCTACCGTTGAAACTTTACCGTATCAAAATGACTTTCTCGGTCAGTCCTCATTCGAGAGGTAGCGTGCCGTGCTTTCGTCATGTTGAATATCGTCTCATTTGTAGATTTAACTGTCAAGGTTTTTTTTGAATGACTCAAAAATTAAGTCAATCGATCAGTTTCGACAATTGTCTCACAGGTAGAAATGATGGACAAGAAAAAAGATTATCAATAAAAACAGAGACTTAGAGCTAAACAACTGAAATCATTGACGAAAAAAAATGCATAGATAAAACACAAAAAAACGCTATAAGGATCCCCGCGCGTTCGTTACTTTGCAAATCGGCTGGAATGGTCGAAAATAGATCCCATATCTACTGAATCATGAATAAAATCAATGACATACAGCGAAAAAGGGCCGATTTGGGTGAAAAAATAAAAAAAAGGAGAAGGGGGACACCCTCCGACCCACACATCGTTATACCCCCTCATATTTTTTCTTTAAATATTTGTGGAGAAGGTCTAGGCCGTACACAGCCGAACTCAGTGGTGCATAGAAACTAAGTCGGATAGGCAGTGTAAGGGGTATTATAAGTATAAGTTTAACCTAGCCTGATCTATAATGGCCCTTTCATACCCTTATCCACGTAGGCTGTTTATTTTCAACGTATTCAGACCCTACTATTCCATTTATAAATTTCTCTAACTCCATATCAAACAATTCATCCCTTCTATCCCTTATCTCTATGTCTGCATCAGCAGCCATCTGGTCAACCCAGTATTTGACAGCCATTGCTAGGGCATCAAGCCTATCATCATGTGTCAAAGCACCTTTATCCCTGGTTATCCTAGTCATCTGGTGCATCAACATGTATTTACACTGTGACTCAGCAGGATAATGTTGCACAGTCTTATAGTCATTTTCAATAACTTTAGGATCAATGACTAACCTATGAGAATTCATCACAGGTTCAATTGTGTCACATATACGTCTTTCTTTTTGTACATTAGAACGTATCTCCTCCATTGTCACCTGATAGATTTTAAGGAGAACTGGTTTCCACAGTTCCATAAACATCCCATCACCAAAGTTACTTTCAATGATCACCATATTGACAGCATTACGTTTTGCTATGACTGACAATGCTCTAAGGTTACTTTCATTGTATCCTCCTTGGATTCCACCGCATTCTGTGACATAGAGGTATCCATTCAGCATCTTGACTACAGCATAACCGCATTCGTCTTTTCCTCGCCCACTAGGGTCAACTGACATCACACTGCCAGTGTAAGGTAGCCAATCTCCTAACTTTGTCTCAGGACCGTAATATGAATCCCCAGGAAGTCCTACATTCGGCAGGTCTGTAATCTTATTGTTACCATCACGACTCCACACAGGTTTTTCAGGTGCTGTTGTGTCGTCACATGCCATTATAATAAGGTCATTCAATTTTAATGGGTATCGATCTGCATCTGACAGTGAGGTGTCTAACTGAAACTGTAGGTTAAACCCAGAACGACCATACGACAGTTCACGTTCTAGGAGATCCTCATCATCAAACCGCAATGGATCTGTAGGATTTCCTTCTATCTTCTCCTTCTCTAGTTTTTCCTGTATAAAAGGTGCTAGACGATTATTATACCTGAGAAGCTGCTGGTGTGTAGGGTATCTACTAGGCCAGATCCGTGTCTCGTACCCTCTATCTGGAAGTGTTTCATACAGTGACATTTCAGTTTGAGGTGTGCCTAAGTACACTATAGTTCCATCTGGTTTAAGGACAGCATCAAACTCCTTCACAGCCTCACTCAGCTTGTCTCTCATGGTCTGAGTCATACTGTTATTAGGTACTTCCACATCGTCTGCTACGATCAGGTCTGCTCTGGACCCTGAAAGCTGACCTGTGATACCTACACTTTTTACAGATGGACTGTGAGAAGCCTTAGAAGGGCCAACATCGAAAGAAACTTTAGACTGCCTCTGTCCCTCCCGTGATCGTAAATGATGCAGCACAGGTAGTTCTGAGATTAATCTCTGGGTAAATGTAGAGAAGTCATCTGCTCTGATCTTACTTGCAGATACCACCAGCACTTTTGTTTCAGGATCTTTTAACAATCTCCATGTGACATAAGCACTGGTGATGTAGGATTTACCCACTCCTCTGAATGCTTCAACGACTGCACGTTTTGGTGAGTTTTGAAGATAGTCAGCTATGTCGTACTGTACTGGTGTAGGATCTGGAAGATTCAGGTGTTTCCAGCATAGATAAAGGTAGTTCCTGAAGTCTTCCAGTTGGTTCATGTGTAGCTATTTTGTATCTTTAAATTATCCTTTGGAGTTTTCTTCTTTTTTCTCTTTTTCTTCATCGCCTTCTTGTACTCACTCATACCCTTCTTATCGTAAGAATACTCCTTACCGTCTAACTGTGGCATTACTGTCCTCCTCGTAATTTAATTAGTTCTTTTTCCTTTGAAACTTCCTCCTGAGAAAACCTGTCGTAGTGCATACCACGCATTCCCATTGATTCCTGGTAACTGATTCTGTGTTCACGCTGCTTCTGTGACTCTTTCTTCATGATCTCAGTTTCCTCTTCTTGCTTCATCTAACTCCATCTGGGTTGGAAAAGGCATATTAGTCATTAGTTGTTGTAAAGGGTTGTCATTCACTGGCAATGCAGTGATCTCGTTGTCTTTGAGGAATTTCACTGCCACTGCTAGGTCTGCTGGCTTTGCATCACCAGTTTGAATGCGAAGCAGTAACTCTTTAGCCACTTCGTTGTGGAGTTGCTTTAGTTCATCACTCATGTATACCTTCAGTGTACTGTGTTTTACCGTCTATCCGTGAAGCAGTAAGTACTCTGCTACGGTTTTCTCCTTCATTGTTGTATGAGACATGAATCCATCCACTCGTAGGTTCTCCCTGCTCGTAGAATTCAAGGATAAGTTGATCAAACGTAAGATTCTGCTCAATCCATTTTGCTAGTTGTAGGTTGTCAATTGAGGGTGCTTCTAGGTCTGCTGCCATTCCCAGGACATGCTGGCTCGAATCGCCACTTCCAATCTTGCGGTTAAGCTCCAAGACTCTCAGGGCCGAATTAATGGTAACTCTCCCATGTTCTTCTCTTATGGGTTGTAGTACAGCAGTAGTTAGTGCTGTTAACCTTATTAGTTGTGTAAGATCGGGAGAGTTATCAATACCGTGGCGAATAGCTGTCTGTGACCTAGTAAGTTCCTTCAATGAGAAGTTCTTACTTAGTTTCATATATTATCGTCACATGCACATGGGTCAGAAAGGCAATCAGGACACATCTCAGTTTCTTCTACTTGTGAGTCATTATTATCCAAGGAAATCCTTTACACTTTTAAATGAGTTTTCAGGCATTTGGTCTACTACTGCATCAACCATTTTAAGTTGATCTTCGCTAAGATTATCTTCCATTACTTTTGCTACGTGTTCTTTAGCTAAAGACTGTGCTTGGTCTACAACTAAAGATTGAATTACATTAAGGAGTAACGATGCTACCATTTGCTTCTTCTTCTTCTTCTATAGGTTTTTTAGGTTCAGGGTTATGTTCTGGTTCGTCATGAGACACTTCAAACCAGTGTTTACCTAACATTCCGATGATCGGTAAAAATGCACCGAATGCTAAGTTAATTAGGTCTTTACTCGATTGAGCTAGTTCATCTGGTTTATTAACCATAGTAAACACAAGCCAACCAAAAAGACCGAAGGCAAGTAACGATATAAGAAATCTTGCCCAAAATCTTAGTTTCATAAGTTGAATGTGTGGATCATCTTTCTGCTTTCCACCGTTTTTTACAGTTGTTTTTTCTGTTACTGTTTCCATCTACTTTTTTGTAATTTCTTTAATTGCTTGTGTATTAGCTTCTAAAGCTAACTTAATCTGAAGAATAGCATCTGAGGATCTCTCGATCATATCCAAGAGTCTACTATCGTGTTCCTCGTCTTTCTTCCAGAACTCTTCTCGTTCTTTCTTCGCTAGTTCACTTTGGTACCTAATAAACCAAAATGCAGCGATAATGACACAGGCTGGAATGCCTAAGTCCATTACCATCTGATATAATGTGCTTACTTCTGGCATAACTTCTGTTGCTTGTGTTGTTGTTGTAGGATAATTATAGTAAATAGAATCCGCTGGGTTAGGGCTATGTCCACTCATTCTTCCGTTGGTTTTTCATTGTTTTCTTCCATCTCAACTAATGCTTGTCGATACCCTATTAACTGCTGAAGTTGATTTTGCATTTGTGGAATCTCTTGTTGTAGTTTTGCGATTTGAATGTCTACTTGTTCTTTAGTTAGTTGCATTTTCTAGTGCGGTTACTTTTTGCTTATATTATTAACCAACTAGCGTTAAATCTGAAAAGCTAGTAGCTGATCTGTGTCCTAATAAAGTCGCTTTAGTTGTTGCCATGTTTACTCAGGTTTCGGGTATTTTGCTTTAACTGCATTACGTTTTTCTATGATTGATGCCTTGTCTGACTCATCGTACAATGCGACTACTAATTCTTGGATTGAAGGGTATTCTTGTAGTCTGTCACGTTGGTACTGAGTGTCTTGAATTAACTGCTCTTGTTTTACTAACTCTACTTTTATTTCTTCATCAGTAGGTTTACTTTCAGGTTCTATTTCCCATTCTATATTTTCAATTTTATCTTCACCTAAAATTCTCCATTTGCCAGTTGGTGATAATTTTAATAGGGCATTTCCTAAAGCACTCATGTTTGTACCTCATAAAAAACAATACTTGATGTTTTGTTACTATTAGATTGATTCCTTATTTTCCCAATACTTAATTCAACAGATGTAGTCGTGTAACCTCTTAATTTAACAGTAAAATTATTGCCATCAGTATTATCAAAAAAACCAGTTCCAACGTGAGGTAATGGTTCTTCACTGGCAACTCTTGAATGCCAATACGTTTCAATTACTAAACCATGCGTGCCACTTTTTGAAGACCATAAAGCTAATTTTGTTGGGGTTGGTCCAGCACTATTAAGATCACCATGAACAGATAAATGAAATAAAAACTTACTTGAGTTTGATTTTGGTGTAATTGTTGTGTCACCTAATAGAGAACCTCCACCGTCATGAACTACATTAGTACCCGAACTAGCATCACCATTACTCCCATCGTCACAGTTAACAGCAGTTGCAGGCAGGTCTATAATTCCACCTTGAATAACATTACCAGCAGGGAAAGTCCCATTAAACGTACCAGATGTGACAGTACCCAACCGAGTAATATTATCCTGAACTGTGTTACTTAATGTTCCACTTGTTATTTTATCCCCTGCTAAATTAGGTATAACTGAAGTAGAAAAAGTACCGGTAGTTATATCACTAGCATCTAACCCTGACCCAGCTTGTACACCAAGGTTTGCCATGTCTCTTGCCCTACTCACTTGATTCCTCCTGTTCTTTTGGATATTTACTTTTTAAGGTTTTTTGTATTATCCTGCTATTTCTTTTAAAATAATATTACTTGAATACTCTCGAGCCGTCCCCCCAGATGCAGAATCGTTAATACTTAATGTTTCTCCTGCATCATCAACCGCACCATACAGATCGACTGAAAAAGAACCTGAACTAAAACTTGGTGGAGTGTATAGGATTTCATAAGTAACATTTACTCCTCCATATAGGGCGTTACCATTATCGAAATTACCAAACAGCCCAGCAGTACCTTCATTTCCAATTACTGCGTTAGAGTTTGTGGCATCTACTAACCTAAACCATGCGGCACGATTCGTTTCGTTTATTGAGTAATGCAAATAACAACTAATTAATATTTTACTTCCAGATCGACAGTTTGAAATCGTAGTCCTTAGTGGGTTACTACTAGCGTCTTGAAATTGGTAAAAAGTACCTCCAGACGTAGTATAAACTGAATAAAAAGTGGTGAATTGATTTTGTGTTACTTGATATAAAGATCCAGGGGGAAAAGTAGCAGATGAACCAATTGTTCCATTGAAGCTTCCACTATTGGGAGTTGTAATTGATCCAGAAGTATCAATTTCTAATTTTGAACTATCATTTACTGTAAGTTTTAGTGGATGATTTGACCTAGCACCAACAAGAACAGAACCACTGCTTGCATCTGTCGCGATCTCTTGACTAATTACTCCACCATCAGTTTCTGTTAGGTTTATTGCATCACCAGCAGCATTTTTGTGGTGGACTGTTGTAAAATTGTTAAATGTTGTCGGACTTGTAGTACCAATGCCTAAATGTCCATTTTTCTGAATACGCATTTTTTCGGAACCAGCAACGTCAAATCTTATGTCAGCACCTGCTCCGCCAGCATTAGAAGTATCTGCACTCAGCTTTAGACCATCACCATTAGATAACACCTCATGATAATAGGATTGCCCTGTTACCCCTATCCTCAGACCTTTTGTGTCTGCACCCTCAATATGAAGTAACTGGGCTGGACTTACTCCAATACCAACATTTCCACTATTGAAAAAAGTTGGTTGGTTCGCTGCACTTGTTATCTGTACTTTCTGCACTCCATTTTGATATAAATCCAAATATCCATTGGAATTGGTATCGGAGTCATTTCTAATGTTTGCAATAATTCGATTACTATTTGATTTAATACTAAACTTATTCCCTGCAGAATCTGAATCTATTTCAACATTCCCAGAGGAACCAAGTGTCATAGTATTGGCAATACTTGATCCATTTTTTCGTGTATGAAATTTAATATCTCCAGCATAGTCACCATCAGTACCATTTTCTTTACCAAAATCAATACCTGCTATTTCTGTAGAATCTCCACCAGAATTATATTTTACTTTTCCAAGAATCCCAGCACGAGGGTTTGCATTATAGGCATTTGTTGATTCTAGTTTTTGACTAACCATCATTGATGCCGAATTAGTGCTAGGATTTACTACTGTAAAATCGGCATTTACCGCAACATTCCCAGAAAAGGTTCCACCAGTAGAAGCAGAAACGGTATCTGCAACAGTGAATGTTTTATAAACAACAATTTTGACTATATCACCTGAAACAACAGCACTATTAAAAGTTACAGTATTGGATGCTGGAGTAAGCTGATAATCATCGCTAGCCCCTTCAACCAACTGAACACCATTCAGATAGACATGAACGCTTTCATTTGATCCAAAACTTACAGCATTACTATCGTTTTCTGCAAAGCCAGTTCCTGAAGCTCCTACGATGCTAGTCACCGATCCTGTGATGTCGTAAACGTATTCTAAAATCGTGGCATTTTGAGCAGCACTAGCAGCCAGCCAGTTATTACCATCGTACACACGCATTTCGCCGTCAGTCGTATTGAAATACAATGCTCCTGTGACCAGCGTGTTTCCGTCATTGTCTGTGGTAGGCCCATCCTTTGATGTATTAAATGCTCCGTATACCCCCTGACCTCTAAAATCGAGATCCACGTTTGCTCCAGCCGCATCCATGTTTTCAGATATAGTGACTTCATTTGAAGTACTGCTTACTGCAATAACATTTGCATCTTCGGGTATTCCTGTTCCTGTAACTTCTTGACCAACAATAATATTAGATTTTGATGCTACAGTAATAACACTAGAATTTGTAGCCCAAGTGCCTGTAGTGTCTGCATCCGTGGCCGAAGCTCCATCAGCCATTTGCCCTAGATATTTGTCATCAAATTTATCAAATATTTGTGCGATACTAGCCGAACTTGCAGCAGCAGCAAGTTTTGATTGTTCTGCAACTAATGCCCAATATTTAGCAGAATAATCTACATTATCTACTGTACCACTTGTGTAAGTAGCCCAATCTTTTGACGAACCTTCATTTGCAACACCACGACCTTGTGTTCCTACTGCCCATTCTTTAGAGGACATATCTCCTGCAGTACCACCTCTAACATCTCCTGATGTATAAACTGCCCAATCTTTAGCAGAACCTCCAGTAGATCCTGTCGTTCCTATTGCAAATTCTTTAGCAGAATAAACTCCTGCTTGATCCGAAGGGCTACTATCAGAAGTGTTATTTGTTGCACCATCAAAATGCCTTACTACTGCACCTGTGCGAGTTGCATAATCTTGTGCTGTATCACGATGATCTAAAGCATCATCACGATAGGTTGCTGTAGTGTTAAGTGTGGAGTCTGCATAACCTTTTGTAGCAACGTGATCATCACTGTCATTAGCTGCTGGAGTAGCTACATTTTTAATTTTTCTATTAGCACCGCCTGATTCACCATTCCATTTGCTGTCTGTATCCACCACCATAGCTTGAAGTGCAATGTCGATAGCTTCCTGTGCAGTGTGGAATACCTGTGTGTTTGCATTGTCAAGGTCTGCTTCTCTGATTACAGATCCAGGTGCAAAATCTACTTTCTTAGCAGTACGATCAGAGACTCTACGGATTAGTACTGTGTCATTATGTGCAAGTGTCGTAACTGCACTATCACTAGCAGTATTTAAAGCACTGTCGGCTACTATTGTTATCTTGGATACATTACCGTCAACAGTAAACTCATCGCCAGTAGCGTTAAGACCGCTTCCGACTAACTTTACACCGTTGACAAATACTTCGAGCACTTCACCAATAGTCGAATCAAAGATAGCATTCGTAAGTGTGAAGTCTCTGGGTGCTGATGGACTTGCTCCTGCTTGATTAGCAGCAACAGTCAGTTCGTCATAACTGAATGGTCCACGTTGGACTAGAGATACTGGCATTTATTATTCTCCGATCATTGTTTCGGTTGCATTTTTAATTGTAGCTTCTATGTACCTATCCCTTAGTTCTGGGAAAGAGGTAATCATCTCCCACTTAGCTGCACCTTTATTCATTCTAAGTTTTGCGTATATTTCTGTTTTAATTTTTAAGAACTGTTTTGGAAACATAGGTGCTAATGCAGGTCCGTCTTTCTTTAATTGTTTGACAACTTTTTCCATTTCTTTTGTACCAAATACACCTCTGTTTCTTTTACCAAAGTGTACAGCCCACATAAGTTGTTGTTCTGGCGACAACGGTATTTTCTCATTACCTACATTAAGATTTACCCATCTTTTAGGATGACTAAAATTAATGTCCAGATTCTTTATAAGTACAGAGGTATTGGTTTCGTTTACTTTTTTACTGCTAAATGGAATAAGATTTTGCTCAAGAAACCTTTCATATATATTAGCTTCACGATCATTAAAACCTATTGGATTTGCCTCAAGATCTACCATTGGTACTGTACCTGGACGAATGATAGGAGATCCATCAGAACCCATATCTAGGATGTTAACTTTCCTAAATTCTTCTGTAATTTCTCTAAGAAGTTTGTCGATAATTCCTAGTTGCTTTTGTTTTTCTTCTGTCAAATTGGGATACTCAAATCCTGACTTAGATACTTTTCTATCCCCTTCTTCTGTAGGTATAAACTCTGATTTTACTCTACTAACATTGTAATATTTGTGGTTGTCGGCTGCTCTGACTAAACCTCTAAAGAAGTTAGCAAGAGGGACTTGACCAGCATATTTAGATGCATAGTTCGTAAGTAGTTCTCTAGGATCAGCATTAGGACTAAATACTGAATCAAACATGTCTCGTACACCACGGAGCATTGCTTTATCCATAAAGAAATTACCCATGTGAAACAGTAATCTCTTATTTTTGTCTGCTAATGCATTACTTAAATTATTGACATCTTTTATTTCACGGTATGGTTCAACATGGTTTCTAATAAATGCTTCATGATTTCCTATAATTGCTCCTGCCATTATGAGGGAAGCAATAGGATCTGCTCTACCAATAGGAATAGTACTAGCATCATAAGTAGACATGTTACGAATGAATATTTCTGGCTGTGTTCGTAACTGATCTGCTGCTATGTCTCTGCCTTGATATGAAGGATTAGATCCACCAGTAATACTTACATCCAACCCTTCTGGTGTAAGTAAATCTTTTGTACCTTCTGCACCAGGAATAATCTGTCCTCCACCTAATGAATAGCCTAAGTGCATTAAAAGACCGCCTGTAAAAGTTTTAGCTAATACATCCTGTCTAAAAGCAGCATCACTTTTAAATTTTAATCTATAATCGTTGTAATCTGTTAGCCACCGAAGACCATGTACCATCCCATTTCTCTCTACCATTGTTTGCTTAAATATATTGTAAGGAGTTCTGAAGAATGGAATCTTAGATGAAGCAAAAGATGCCCACGCATTCCCAATTAATGAGTCTGCCATGTTACGACCTGTTGCAGATCTATTAGGTTTTCTCCAGTTTTCAATAGCTTTAAACATCTTTTCCATACCACCACCATCTAGCGGTTGTTGAAACAGTGATATCTGTGCGTAGGTTTGAGCAGCTTCATCAATATCTTGTGGAAGTGACTGTACTATTTGTCTATATCTTTTATCTAATTCAGCACCTTTAAGACCCTCATCATGTGCTCTTTTCATCGCTAGTGAGTGAATTGCTCTTCTGTAATTAATAGAACGAAAGAAAGCATCGCCTGACATAAGTAATCTGCCAGGAAGTCCCATAATCGTACCTGTTCCATTTATTACTGTTCTGAAGTAATCGTTAAAATCTCCTTCAGTAAAGTTAAATGCTTCTTCTACTTCTTTTGCATTTGCTGCTTCTGGAACTTTTAATCCAAGAAATCTTTCTGTAGATCCCTCCGACATGTGGCCTATGTCATATCCTTGGTGAAGTCCTGTATCTAGTTCTTTAAAACCTTCCCATGCTTTTCCTACTGCGGATCTTTTGGCAATGTCATCATCAATTCCGATAAACAATGACTCAAACAATGACTGCACAACACCAAACATGTCTGCTTTTGATTCATCAAATGTAGTGCCTTCTACTGGTTCTGCTCCAATAATCTTTCTACCTACATTTTCAGCAGTATTAAACCCTGCTGACAACATCTTTTCAGACACCAGTAAATTAGTCATTGCTGCTGAACCCACAGTATTTACTGTCTGAGTAGACATATTAGACAGGAAAGCGTTTATACCATTAAAATTTATAAGATCAAATATTCTGGTGAAGTTGTCTTTTTTAAACAGGCTGTTAATTTGTTCTACTGTTTTAAGACCCTGCATTTTATCTATAAACTTCAACAGTTTCTTCTCAGAACCTTTTATAGTCAAAGAACTTGTAAAATCTCTAATTATTGCTTCAGCAGCTTCTCTTCTTTTTTCTACTGGAACAGACTCAATACTCATCGCCTGAAGAGTTCGAGCTACATCTCTTTCGCTTGCTCTTAATTGAGCAAACATGTTAGACATTTTTGCAAATTCAGTAACAAACTTTAACTGTTGCTCTGGTTCTAGTTTTCCATTTTGACTTCTTACTAATTGTCTGTATTGATCTCCAAGTGTGTCGATATAATTAGTTCCAGATTGTACAAGATCACGTGCAAGTAGCATAAGAACTGGCATGTCTTCAGTGTAAGCAGAAAAACCATCTAAAAACCTTTCAGGACTGTAGCCATTAGATTTCATCCATTCTGCTGCAAGTCCAGCCTGTTTCTTTAGTTCTTCGTTGGTGAGTACATTTCCTTCAGTTACATACGTACCATCAGCTTTCTTTCTTGCTTTACCTTTTTCGCCAAATCTTAAATCGTTAGGATACTTGTTCTCTAACTGTATAAACATTCTTTGGATGATTTCTTTTGCCGACACAGTTCCACCCATGTTAGCAAAATTTATCTTCCAGTTAGCTTCACCAGTAGGCTTGTCCTTGGCTATGTCCCATTTGAACAAGTCTTTTATTTTAATGTCCTCTGGTTGCATAGGTGCTGGCTTTTTACCAGTAGGCATAATTGTTTCATCCTTCTGGGTCAAAGTTGCTTTAGCTACTTCTCCTTCATCTAGTACTGGTTTCTTCTCTAGTATATCCTTTTCTAACTTAGCCTTGATCTCTTCTAGTTGACCTACACTTTGTTCTAGTGTTGGGTCTTTTAAAGACACCAAAGGATCAGAAACCTTAAATTTACCTGTCTCTGCATCTACAGTAGGTACAATTTCTAATAACTTGTTGATAAATCTTTCAGATTCGTTAAGTAATTTCGCTGCTTTTTCAGGATCTTTTTCTGTTGTTTTACCTAAGAATCCCATGTTCCAAGCTGCTCTACCTAGCTTTACAAAAGGTTCAATAAGCAGTGTTCCTCCCATACCTGCCAAAGCACCATCTAGGTAAGATTTAAATCTTGCTGTAAATGCGTCCTCATTCGGAGCACCAGCTATGAAAGCAATAGCTTGGTTATCTACACCTAACTCAGTAAGTGTCTTAGCGAATCTGTCTTTTTGTTGAAGTGTAAGTGCTTCACCAGTAGCAGTGTTTAGTACGTTTTGAACTGATCTGGTACTGAAGAAGGATTTAAGTTTAGGTATTGCTACTTGTAATGCTTTTGCTGAATTGAGTGCTTTGTCTCCAAGAAACCAGCTAAGTCCTGCCTGTGTAGCTACTCTGTACAGATCCCCAGCTTCAGTTTCAGGTTCTCCTCCTCCTGGTATCTTAATTAATGGAACTCTTTCCTCTGGAAGTCCTGACCATCCAGTACCTTTACCTCCGAGTAGTCCCTTTCCAAGTTGTTGTGTTGCACTTCCTTCTGGTAGTTCTACACCTTGAGGTGAAGACACATACACACCGTCCTCAGTTAAACGTATCCCTGCGAGATCCAGCATTGGGTTAGCAACAGCATCTACAACTCCCTGCTCAAACTGCTGTACACCAGTGGTAATACCTTTCCATGCTTCTTCAAATCCAGTTGCAATGTGGTGAAGGATAGGGGTCTTTGCTTCTGATTTACTTATCTCTTCAAATGCTACAATAGCAGCTTCTAGTTTCTCAGAATTTCCTTCGTTAATTCTAATATTGTATAACGTGTCAAGTAACTCTTCTGCTGATTTACCGTGCAACGGAGTTCCAGGTCCAAAATCTTCTAATTGCTTTTCGTAGTTATTGATTATCTGTGTAGTACGCTCTCCTAATTCATTAGGCAAAGGTGATATAAGAGGTTGTGGTACTGAAAATCCTAGTTCCTGTTTTAATTTACTTCTAGCACCTTCAGTTCCTGGAGAAGTATCCTCTGCTTTTTGTGCTTCTCGTAAAAGTCTTTCGTCAGCCATAATTTTTCAGTCTAAAACATTTTCTTAATAGCATCATACACAGTATCTTGAACATTAAACCCTTCATCTGTTGCTTGAGTTTCTATTTTATTAAGTTGTTCCTTAATCTGCTCTATTCTTTCTTTGTTATTTTCTAATACTGTTTCGTAGATTTCTTTTGTTCTATTTCTTCTAACTGTTTTGTTAGTATTAAAATCAGGATTAGTCTCGTACTCTTCAGAAATTGCAGTGTCGTACTCTATTAACAAATCCTTATAAACTTCATTTCTGGACTCTTGAATGTTTTCAAGAAATGTAGCAGCACCAGGAAGACTAAAGTAAAATGCATCAGACTTTCCTACTTCTAAGTACAATGCCTTTCTACGAGTATTTATAATATTAACTGGATCGTTCTTAAATCTTTCTTTCCTAGCATCTATACCACCTTCAAGCATTGTATCAAGACTACCTTTAAGCCTGTTAAACGATGTTTCAAGCAACTTACCGTTAGTGTATGCATCAGCTAGTTTTTTGTATATTTTTGCATGTTCATCTTCTGCACGTTTATCAAAAGCATCGTCAGACTCTCCAGCTTTTAGCTGTGGAAAGTTGTAAAGATCTTTCTCAATAGTAAGAACTACACCAGGATCAGTTGAAGTCTTAACATCTGTAGTTTTAAGTTTATGCTTATATTCCTCAACTCTTACTGTATCGTAAAGTCTGGACTGTTGTGACATACCAAACACAGTAGGATTACTTGTGTCTAGTTCTTTAGTCTCGTCATTGTAGTCTACTTTATTAAACCTACTAGCAATCAACTCCCTAGCTTTTGTAAAATTAGGATTGTCTCCAACTATAAGTTGATTGACTTGCTGTAGTGTTTTAGTTTGCTCTTCTAAAAACTTTTCCTGTGATTCTTTAGCTTTCTTTTTTAACTCAATTGCTTTGTTTCTTTTGCTAGTTTCGTTTGTATTTTCTAACATTTTAACAGCAGCATTTTTAAACTCACTGTAGAGCATTTCTTGTAGACCAGGATCAGCACCTAATGGACCTTTTAACGCTACGTCAAAATCTTTCCTTAGTTTCTTAATTTGTTTTTCGTCATTGTTTTCTACAGCTAAAGCAAGAGAAGTTGATAAGTTATCATAGACACTGAATGACTTTCCTCTAGCAATATCTTGCTTAGTCTTCTGTTTTTTTTGTCTATTTCGCTCTTCGTTTTTTACACCCTTTGTATAAGCACGTGAATTAAGTACACTAACATACCCTTGTGCTTCTTTCATCAAGTCATCATATCCGCTATCTTTTGCTTCTTTGATGTACTCTGTTAACTTATCCATCTTCTCAGAGTTTTTATATATCTTTTCTCTGAGTTCTAACTTTTTCTTTTTTGTCTCGTTATCAAGTGTCTTACTATTGATCTCAAACATACGATCATACAGTGTTTTGATCGCTGTTTTCTTATCTCCTGCATCTATGTTAAACATGTAGCGAACTTGATCTACAGCAGTCTGAAGTGTTTCTACTGTAACTTTAGGATCTGCTGTAAGTCGTTCTGCTTTAGCGACTGCTTCTACACCATTGTCTTCAAACAGTTTGGTCTTGTTGCTTGTGTTAATATCTTGAACAGTTTTAGTCAGTAGTTTTCTTATTGGTTCATACTTAGGATCTAAGTTTTCTCCTAGTACTTTCTCAATTGCTTTGATTGCTTGTGCAGTGTAAGGCACATCACCACGTTGTATCTTACTTAGATCATTGTAAAGTTTCTGTACGTGCTCATCTACAGCTTTACTTTGTTCTTCTTTGTATAATACACCCTGCTCATTTTTTACTTTCTTTTCGTATTCAGTTTTATTTTCTTTAACTTTGTCTAACAAAAGACTTAACTCAGGATACCCTTCATATTTAGAGTACTTTAATAAAGATCGTGTATACCTATCTATGTCTTTTTGCTTAGTAGGACTTGATTTAGCACTTGATGCTAAAGATTGTAACTCTGCCTTTAATTGTCCCATCAATGATGTCTCTTCTTCACTAGGAGTAAATCGTGATGGATTGAGTGAAGTACTATTGACTACTGTTTCAATAGCTTCTTGTAGCTTTGTTAATGTAATTCCAGAGTTTGATGATGTTCCTTCTCTAAACTTCTTTATAAATTCAACACTGTTAATTTTCTTCTGTAATTCAAGTGCTTCAGGTTTAGTTGTTATCTCTTGTATTTGACCAAATATTTCACCAGCAAGTGTTGTAGCTTCACGTTTAAGCTCATCTTTTTCTTTTTCAGTTGATGTTTTATTGTTATCTTCTTGTTCTTTTTCGAGTTTTTCTTTTTTAATTCTTAGATTCTCAACTAATTTATAGAATCTTTGAGATACAGTTTTATAATTGGAGTTTGTAGACTGACTTTGAGATAATTTAAATCCTATACCATCACTAGGCTGAGAGTTAAATACAAAGTCTAACGATTCAAAAACAGGATCATCTGGTGATGTAGCGATTTTTAGTTGATTTTCTTTATCGTCTAAGAATGCGTTCTGTTCTTCAGCCTTTGTGTAGAAACTTACACCGTCTATTTCTAAACGTACATTTGAAGCAGCACTTTCATAATCACCATAAATTTTATGGTTAGTTTTATGTATTCTTTGTACTCTTTGACTTAAAACTGTTTTCCTACGAGTGTCTGCTTCTTCTCCCATGTGTTTAGCAAGAGCATCCTGTAAAGGACCGAAATCTATTCCTTTCTCGCTAAATACCTTCCATGCTACAGGGTCATTCTGATACCCCTGCATTAACCCTTCTCTTTCCTTTTGTATAAATACAGAAGCATACTCTGCTAATGGTATATACTGCTCACCTTTATTAGCTTTTTCTTTACTTGCTGAAGACCACCTAGCATAAATTTTATCTGCTAAGTTTGGAGCAAGAGCTTTTATGTAGTCATTGTCGTCATCTATTTTAGATGAGTATATCTCTGTCTTATATCCTTCTTTAAATGCAGGTGTCTCATTCTCTATAAAGTCAGGAGACATTACACCTTTTTGCTGTGCTACAAACTTACCTCTTAAAATATCAGCAGTCTTTTGTTCCTCTAGTATTTGTTGTTCTACTTTTTGCTGTCTAAGGTATTCTCTCTCGCTTACTTCTGCACCTGCTCTAAAAGCACCAGCAAAACTTTTACTAAGTGACATTAATGACTCAGCAACTTGACCCATTTGATTCAGTCTAGCACTATCACCTTGTTGCTGTGGTACTCTAGGACTAAACTGCATGGGATTTCCAGGCTGTATCATCCTTGTTGCAAATCGTTGTCTTTCAGCCATTAAGTATGACCTCCATAGTAGTCACTTCCTGATCCCATACCACTTCCTCTAATTTTCTTCTTGTAACCTGTATTTTTATAACCTCCAGGTAAATTAGAACTTGATTTACTTGGTGTATCATTACTAAACCAAGATTGCCTGGATGACTCTGGCATTGAGTAATATGTCTGTACTGAATTAAGACCTACACCTAATCCACTTATCATTGCAAGTGCTTGGTTAGGTTGACTTTGGTATGTAGTAGAATTGATTGCATTTATTGTATCCATTCTTGCTAAATCAAGTCCTGTTCCTACATCTCTTAATTGATAGTTTAGATTGAGTTTATCTACACCAGCATTTTCTTTAATAACATCCTTAGTATTAAGAGATTCTCTCACCATCTGTCCTTTTAGTAATTCAGTAGACTGTCCTTCTGCTAGTTCTGCTACTTCCATAGAACCTTCTGCCCTAAGAGCATCTAATTCAGCAGACATAAGACCTTGTTGCTCAATGTCTTGTACTTGCTGTCTTTGTTTTTCTATGTCAGCAACTCTCTGAGCACCCATGCCATATTCAAACAGGAGTTTCTCTTTAAGGAATCCATCCCTAATGTCTTTCTGTCTGTTGGCTTCAGTTACAGCTTGCTTTTGTTGCTGGTAGGCAAGGTATGTTCCAAGCAATCCTAATGCTGCTTGACCCCCTGCAACTGCTCCTGCTCCACTACACATGTCTTACTCTCATAAATAGGTAAAATGGAATTTTCTCGAAACCGTAGTCTTCGATTAGTTTTGGAAACTCGAACTTCAAATGCTTGAGCCACCTAATCGTGACTTCGTTACGTGCATCAACGTAGTTAAACAGCATCTGATAGCGTTCATTCATATCGTCTACCCATTGTTTAGTACACTTGTAAAAAGTCTTCTTATGGTCCTTTTTAAAGTCTTCTAGGGCATTACTACACAGCATCCAAGGGACTGCTGAGTTTTCATTTACTTCTCGTATTCCTGCAATGGCTACAACCTTACTCTCATGAAGAAAAGTAAAGTTCTCATCAGACAGTTCCACTGAAGATAAAATAGCTTGTAATGGATTATGACCTGATGATGCGTAGACCTCATCAATGTCTACTTGTCTCATGTTTTCTGCTAACTCAGTACCATGCCATTCTTTATAGGGACGAGAATACTCCCGATAGCTCATACTCGTTGTGATCTAAGGTGTAAGAATCCTTCCCATTCAGCACTTTGGAAGGCACAAGGCAAGTACTCATCGTTGGTGAGTGATACCTTACAGTTAGATGCATTGGAAAAGATGGACCCTTTAAAAGTTCCTGATAGTAGGGTGTATTTGTCAACGGAAGAAACATTGGTAATGAATCCATTAAAAATCTTTTGGTATTGTTTTCTTGGTTTAATAGTTTGTGTACTACCAGTACCATCGTTGACAAGTAAATCGTAGGGTGCTAGGTCCACTTTAAAAGTGAAATACCCACTATCGTTATACAGTAGGTTAAGGTTTCGCAGTTGTAGTTTTGCAGTCTGTATAGGTACTTCATTTTGTTTATAGGTAAACTTTGAAAATTCATACTTAAATGTGAAAGGAATACCTACATACACAACATTACTCGCATGTGCTGCTACGTATGCATCTACATCCGTTTGTGCTATTTTTCTAGCATTGTCAGTGACAAATACTTTGTTACTAGGTAAAGATGAAAAGTACGGAATGTCACTTACTGTATCTACAGAAGTACTAGATTTAATCTGTACTCTTCTGTCTAATAATACTGGAGTTTTATCCTCCATTACTGAT